AATGCAGGCAGGTATAAAGAGTATGAACTTGCTTGGGATGACTTTGAGTGGGCAGCTATCTTGCAACAAGTCAAAAAGTTTCGTCAACACGTTTTAGAAGATGAACTTCCTGCTTGGGATGGATCTGAAAGCACTTATGAGACTGTGCGTAAACTTTCCCCTGATGTTGAAGCAAGAGATGAAGAATTAGGAACGCTGGGCATTGAGTTGATGAACGCTCAAACAGATTTTGATAAAGCTGAAACACACCTGCGAGAAATGAAGTCAAGAGTTATTGGTGCTTTGAATGGTGCTAAGAACGGTTGCATTGATGGGCAGGTTGTAGTTACGCTAAGTCAACGTGGGGGAAACGCCCCATACCTAACAATAAAGAAAGCGAAATAATGAGCGAAAACAAAACTATAAGATACAACTTTAAAGCATTTGTGTTTGGTAATAAGAATGATGTGAATTTGTTTATTGAAAATGCGACAAGCGAATACGGCTATAACGTCAAGTTTGAAATTGAACTTACACCTGAAGAACGTCAAGAACTAATCACCGCAATACTTACTGCAACTAGACCAGGGGATCAACTGTAATGGCTCACTTTAATCTTGCAGAATATCAAACCGTTCAAGAGCGTATAGACCTGTTTTGGCAGAGATTTCCTAACGGAAGGCTGTATACAGAGCTTGTATCGTTTACGCCTGATCAGGTTGTTTTTAAGGCTGAATGTTATGCAAACAAAGATGATGTTTACCCTTTAGCAGTTGACTATGCGGAAGAACGTTTAGGCAGCTCACCTGTAAACAAAACAAGTTTTCTGGAGAACTGCAGCACTTCCGCTCTGGGAAGATGCATAAGTCTGCTCGGAAATGAGTTTAGTCCTAAAGGTAAACGCCCTAGTCAGCAAGAGATGAGTAAAGTAGCAAGACTAAGCACTAGTGAAACTGCTCGTAATTGGGAGTTAGCACTCAGCAACATAAACGACATTGAAGGTTTACGATCACTGTATAACGAAGCAAAACAAGGTAAAGCACCTACTGCTATTCTGGAAGCAATTAAAGGTAAGGCAGATGGAATCACAGGAAATAAGACTGCAGGCAATTAGGGTTCTCTCCGCTCACATAAGGGAGTTGGGTGAACTTGTCGTGTCTTTGAATGATGACCCTATTCTTAGGGGTAAAACCCTTGTTCGCCTAAATGAGCAGACTATTAGGCTCAACACGCTTATCGCTTTTACGCAGAATTAGGCTTTATAACGTCTTTATAACGACACGCAGAAACAGGCTAAATACCTACATGAAAGAGTTGTTTTGATGTAATCTAAATACATAGGCAGAAAGCCTAAATCGGACAAACGAAGGAACGAAAATGAACACAGTATTACTAACAGACAACCAGGTTCAGCAACTAATTTGGGCTATTGACTTAGCGGAAAACACTTTAGAAGAATTGACTGATGCAGATCTTCAAAGATTGCAGATTGGCATTGATCGTAAGGTTCTTTTTGCTCTTGCTTCTACACTTGAAGAACTAAAAACAAAATAATTTCATAGGTATTAGGCGAGTCCCTGAACAATTTTGTTTAGGGATTTGCTTTTACTTAGATAATGATGGTTAGATAAAGGCTATGGACAACGAAGAAACAAACGACTCTAAATATTGTGCTTGTGTATGGTGCGGTAATTGGATTAGTAAAGACGCTTATTTGAAGCGGGTTGAGCGTAAACGTGATGACCCTAATGTTTGTAAAGATTGCAGTGATGTTCGCAAATCTAATGGACTGCAAAAGTATAAAAGTAAAAGAACAGATCACCCTGAACTAGGTGTTTTATGGTGCTACATTTGGGCAGGTGAACTAAACGATGACTGGTTGCCGATAGATGATAATGGCAAGCTCTTTATGCCTGGTGTAAGGATTTGCGGTTATAAGGATTGTGTCGCTTTACAACACGTTATCGCACCTAAGAAAGCAACAGTTTCAGACATAGACCTAATTTTGATGTCTATGGAAGTCAGATCTAAACATAAAACGATAAGGACAAAATGGGTAAATTGAAGGTTGGCAGCTTGTTCAGCGGTTATGGTGGGCTAGATTTGGCGGTGCTAAATACGCTTGATGCAGAGATGGCGTGGCATTGTGAATGGGAAGACGCTCCAAGTCGTATTCTAGAAAAGCATTTTCCTAATGTTCCAAATTATCGGGATGTTTCAAAAGTTGATTTTACACAAGTAGAGAAAGTGGACATTCTTACAGGTGGTTTTCCTTGCCAAGACTTATCGTTGGCAGGTAAAAGGGCAGGGCTAAGAGAAGGAACTAGATCAGGGCTATGGCATGAATTTGCTAGAGCTATTGAAGAACTACAACCAAAACTGGTTGTTATTGAGAATGTAAGGGGTTTACTAAGTGCTAAAGCAGATAACGGAATGGAATACAGTCAAGAAGATTTGGATGATTGGGGAGACAGACCTGTTTTCACAGCAATTCAAGCCGTTCTCGGGTCGCTGGCCGATCTCGGGTATGATGCGAAATGGTGTGGTTTACGAGCTGCCGATGCAGGAGCTCCACACAACCGTTTCAGAGTGTTTATCATCGCCTACCCTTCCAACTCCGAACACGATGGAGCATAGGGAAATAAAAACGCCTGAACAGATTGAAGAACTGAAATTACGTTCGCCAGGTGGTTATAGGAATTTGCGTGAAGTAGTTATCAATGAGTTGCCTGAAGATGAGTTGTTGCGGACTCCTAGTGTTACTGATTCTACTGGCGGTGCTATTAGTGAAACTCAAGCAAGACAGCGTGGCAGGATGGTGAAGGTTGCAGATCAGGTTGCAGAGTTAGCTGCTGATAATGGTTTGCAAGTTAGTCCTAGTATTTCTGCTTCATTGTTGCCAACGCCTGCAGTAGGACATATCCGTAATCACGATGAACCTATAGAGAACTATTTAGAGCGTAGACAAGATTTTATTGATGGCAAAACTAAGGGTATGCCTGGGGCTAGTTTGGGCGTTGCTGTTCGGATGGAGATGCTCCCTACCCCGACTACTAGAGATTTTAAGGATGGACAGGCAGAGCATTTACGAGATGGCGTTGTGCAGACAGATACGGTTGCTAGAGCAGTTTTCAATTCTGGTGAAGTATCTGAAACTAATTGGGGTAAGTTCACTGAAGCAATTACACGTTGGGAGAGCCTTACACGACCTGCTCCTAACCCTACTAAGCCTGATGGTAAGGATGGTAATCATCGTTTGTCTGCAGAGTTCACAGAGTGGATGATGGGGTTGCCTGAAGGTTGGGTTACTGCAGATGATTTGGGTTTGAAGCGTAATGATGCTTTGAAGGCGTGTGGTAATGGTGTTGTTCCGCAACAGGCTGAACTTGCTCTTAGGATGCTTTTAGACGGTGTTCGTATTGAAACGACTATTAGGGGTGGGCTTGATAATGTTTTGCCTACGCCTACAGTTATGGATCAGCGTGATGGTAAGTATTTGAGAACTGTTGCCATTAAGAATCTTGAGAATGGTAAGAATCGTGGTTTGAATTTAAATAACGTTGTTGAAGCTATTGGTGTTGATTGGGTTGATGGCGATACTTTTACAATGACTGAAGATGGGTTGAAGAAAAATGATAACTAGCGGTTTGATGTCTAGCCTTACTGATGATTGGGGAACTCCCCAGAAAGTCTTTGATGAGTTGAACGCAGAGTTTGGTTTTACTATTGATGTTTGTGCTAGTTCACATAATTTCAAGGTTGCTAACTATTTCGATGTTGAGGTTGATGGTTTAGCACAGGTTTGGGATGGTGTGGTTTGGTGTAATCCCCCTTATGGTAGAACCATTAAAGTTTGGATGCAGAAAGCACACGAAGCATGGTTGAATGGGGCAACGGTGGTTTGTTTAGTCCCTGCTCGCACTGATACAGCGTGGTGGCATGATTACGCCGCTAAAGCTACAGAAATCCGATTTCTGCGGGGCAGGCTAAAGTTTGAACGACCAGGCTTAAAAAGTGATGCAGCTCCGTTTCCCAGTGCAGTAGTTATTTTTAGACATTAGAAAGATTAGGACAAAATGGCGAGAAGATACAAGTTTGAAGATTATGAAGCTGTCTGGCAAAACAGTCAGGCTAGTGGAAACGATTTACTAATTCTGTTGGCGTTGGTGAAGTTTCGTCAGCCTAAAGGTATGTATGCGACTAGGGAAACTCTTGCAGAGCTGCTGAAATGCAATGTTGATACTGTTGATCGCTCACTGAAGCGTTTGAGAGAGTTAGGCGAACTTGAGTGGGTTAAGGGTTCAGATAGAGCTAAACGAGCAAATCGTTATGCCATTTTGTTGCCTGGTTTAGATAAGAATACCCCCCTAATTTCGCCCCGAATTTCACCCCGAAACTCACAGGAAATACCCCCCGAAACTCACGAAGAATACCCCCCGAATATCACCCCCCTAAACAGTAATGAAACAGAAGGAAACAGTATTAAGCAAAAAGATGTTTTTGATAGTAGTCGTTTTAGTCCGTTTATGATGCGTAGTTGTGATCGTGTTGCAGGTGTTCTCTCTCCGTTGCAGGTGTCGGATTTGCTGAATACGTTTGCAGGCTCTTATGATTGCACTTCTGCTTATACCGATGAAATACGTGTTACACGCTGGTATGCCTTACTTGATAAAGCTGCTTCGCAGGCTGAAAGGGAAATGTAATGAGTCAGGCTATTGATTTTGAGGAACTTGTTGTGGGTTGCCTGTTAGATACTAGGGGGATTAGTTTTAGGGATGTTCAGCTTGAGCCTGATGATTTTGATTCGCCTTGGTTTAGGCAGGCTTTTGGTGTGATGCAGGCTGTTTATGCGGAGAAGGGTTTGTTGGATGTTTGGTTGGTGTTGGAGCGGGTTAGTGATCCTGTTGTTAGGCAACGTGTTTTAGATAGTCTGCAGCTAGCCTTCGTACCCGCCCATCTTCCGTTTTATGTTTCTAAGGTTGTTGAGCAGAGTGTGTCTAGGCAGCTTGTTTTGATTGCGTTGGAGAGTCAGGCTGATGATGGGGATGTGTCTGAACGTATAGATACTCTGCGTAGCAAACTTGATGCGTTGAAGGTTGTGCAGGCTGTTGAGATTCCGCATTTGGCTTGGGATCTACAGGTGATGTTGAATGATGTTTTGTCGCCTAAGGCTTTGATCAAGACTTGTTTTGCAGGTCTAAACAGCCTAATCGTAGGACTCAAGCAGAGCAGATTATACGTTTTCGGAGCTCGCCCTGGTGTAGGTAAAACGCTTGTGGGGTTGCAACTTGCTTGGGAGATTGCTCGTACTGAAGATGTCCTGTTGTTCTCGCTTGAGATGGATAAGACGGATTTGTTGAAGCGTGTTGTTGCGGGGGAACTTGATATTGATTTGGGTTTGTTGGAGAAGGGTGAACTTACTAAGGATCAGCAAGCTAAGGTTGGAGAGATGATTGCGAAGGTTGATAATCGCTTGCTTGTAGCAGATAAGGGTGGGCAGACTGTAGCTCAGTTGCGGGCGTATCTTGTTGCGGTGAAGGCTAAACGTAATGTTCAGGTTGTTGTTGTTGATTATTTGCAGTTGATTTCTGCGAGCAACCCGAAGGCTAGTGCTTATGAGAAGGTTAGTCAGATTAGCATTGATTTGAAGAACATGGCGAAAGAGTTTAACGTTGCTGTCGTTGCTCTAGCACAGCTGAATCGTAGAGTAGACAATAAACCTGATGATCGCCCTAATGCTTCGGATTTGCGTGATTCAGGTCAGATTGAGCAGGATGCGGATGTTATTGTGATGTTATCCCGGAAACAGAGTGAGCATGATGTTGCTAGAGATACAGCTATCATCAATGGGATGCATCCTGATCGTTTAGCGTTTGGGAATAAATCTCTTTTGGTTATGGATGTTGTGAAGAACAGGCATGGGGCTGTAGGCAGTTTTGATAGCGTGTTTGATGGAAGTAGAAGCCGTATAAGGGAGATACCTAATGCAAGATAATCAAGTTGAATGTTGCCGTTGCGGTTTCAAGTGGGTTGTGAACGCAGAGAAGCGGGGCAGACGTGATTTGAAGTGTATTAGCTGCAGAGTCAAACCTGCTCTAACAATTCAATACGGCAAACTGCGTTGCACCCCGCATCAAGGCTTACTAGATAACAATCTAAACCCGATAGATAGTAATGGTAGTGCAGTGTTGCCAGGGTTCAGGTTGTGTAATCATAGAGACTGCGTAAATCCTGCACATATTGTCGCACCTTAGTTCTATACTTTCTACAGCAACAAATAAAACAAATAAAACTCATTTAGAAAAGGAAAAAAGATTATGGCCGTTGTAAAAGTTTCCGGCAAAGTTTCAAAAGTATTCGGTGCATCAAATCAGGGTTTATCTCTGGTTGAGTCTTACAAGTCTGCAACAGGTGAAGATTACACACGCACTTGGACAGTCTGGTTTGCTGTAGCTCACGATGTTCCTGTTGAGTCTGAAGTAACAGTTTTTGGGCAGTTATCTACGAAGATTGAAGATTTTGAAGATAAGACTGGTAAGCCTGGTCGTAAAGTGAAGTTGGACATCAATAATGCTCAGATTGATAAGCCTGTTGCAGTAACAAACGCACCATTCTAAAATGCTCTAAACTGAATACATGAAGCAATGGATCGTAGGCTACGCTCTAGGTTTGTTGCTGATTGTTAATTCGTTGAACACAAGTCAACCCTTATCGTTCCTAAATGGTGCGGT